TGGCGTTCTATAGCGGGCAAACATCAATCGGCACAGCTGCGACTGTCATTGACGGCGTATTGCTAAACCATTATGCAGGAAACCCATACCGTCTCATCATTCACAATAACGACAACACGGATGCTGTGTATATCGGTGGTTCTGCTGTTACAACCACTACAGGGCTGATGATGGATAAGGGTGAGATGATTCAGTTGACTATTTCGCCAACAGATTTGCTTTACGCTGTTTCAACAAAAGCAGGCCACATAATGTCGTGGTTAACGGAGCCGATCTGATGCCTTACTTTATTTCTGACAAAAACGCTGATTGCGCTGGTTGGGCTGTGGAAAAGGAAGACGGCGAAGTGATCGGCTGCCACACAACGAAGCAGGATGCGATTGACCAGATGGTCGCTGTATCAATTGCTGAGGAGATGGAACCAGGTGGTGAGCGGGCGTTGCCAGAGAACTATCGTCCAGCGTTGGCAGAGGATGTTCCTGATGGTCGTGCTTGTGGGAACTGTGTGTTCTATGACGAGTCACGCCAGAACGCTGAAGGAACTAAAGCGTGGTGCGATAAGTGGGATGACTTTGTTGATGGTGCTTACTATTGCAACGCTTGGAAACCTGAGGCTGAGCATGAGGAAGAAGAGGTTGACGAGGAGGACATCGAGGATGAAGATGAGATGGAGAACTCTGTTCGCCAAGTGGATTTGAGTTTGCCTGAATATATTCAATCCGCAGCTCGTAAAGGTTTAACCTATTACGGCCAGAAGTTGGCTGGTGCTGGAATCGTTGCTTCAACGGTTCGTGAAGCACGTGAAATGGCTAGGGGTGAAATTACTGAGGACAAGGTAATTCGAGCGAACGCTTGGGCTGCACGTCACATGGTTGATTTGGATGCACCGAAGAACTCGAACCCTGATGACAAAGAGTTCCCTGGTGCCGGTGCTGTTGCGTTCTATCTGTGGGGTATTAACCCGTTGAATCCTGAACCTGCGATGGATTGGTTTGCTCGTAAGTCTGAGCAGATTAAAGCTGAGCGGGCTGATGCTCCGGCACCGAAGAAGGATCAGATCACGGGTTCAGATAAGAACGCTCCTGGTTCGGCTGATTCTCCTGCTGGTGCTGGGACGATTGAGTTGTCTGAGGCTATTGAGAATGGTTTGCAGAACAAGGTTGAGGAACATAACGAAAGTGTTGGTGACAACCCTGGTCAACGTGCGACGATTGGGATGTTGCGGGCTGTGTTCCGTCGTGGTGCTGGGGCTTATTCATCTTCGCATCGTCCAGGCATGACTCGTGACCAATGGGCTTACGCAAGAGTCAATGCGTTTCTGTATTTGTTGCGCAACGGCAGACCTGAGAACGATGCTTATGTTGGCGACAACGATCTTCTTCCAAAGGGTCATCCGAAGTCTTCTAGATCGCTTGATGGTTTTGTTGCTAATCTTTCAGGTATGGCTGAACAGGTTGAGACACGTCGCATCACATTCAATGACTTTGAACTTCGTGCAGCCCCAGAAGGAAAAGGCATGACCTTTAGTGGTTATGCAGCAGTATTCAACTCTGACTCTGAGCCACTACCGTTCATCGAACGCATTATGCCTGGAGCGTTCGCTAAGTCATTGAAGTCCCGCAACAATATTCGTATGTACATGAACCATGACTCGTCAATGTTGTTGGCTACCACTAGGGCTAAGACGATGCGTTTGGTTGAGGATTCTAAAGGTTTGTTTGTTGAGGCCGATTTGCCTGACACAACGGTTGGTCGTGACCTGTCGGTGTTGATGCAACGCAAAGATGTTGACTCGATGTCGTTTGGGTTTACGGTTCCTCAAGGTGGTGACCGTTGGTCTGATGATGGTATGACCCGTGAGTTGCGTCAAATCAAACTTTATGAGGTTTCGGTGGTGACAGGGTTCCCAGCGTATTCAGCAACTTCTGCTTCGGTTCGTTCGTTTGATGCGCTTGCTACTCGCACCGGTATTGATGCCGATCAGCTTGCTGTTGCAATAACCACGTTGGAAGCAGGTCAGACTCTTGAACCAAGTCATGCTGCGTTGTTGCGTGAAACTGTTGCAAAACTTGAGCCACAACCTGAGTCCGCTCCTGCGAGCGTTGGTGTGTTGGCGAAGCATCTTGAATTGCTCAAGAACTTCTAGTAACCTTTTCGTTACTGCGTCGAATGAGTGGAGCCACCTTCGATGTTGCTGTGTACGGAGCCGTACCAGGTTTAAGTTAAATCTCCTGCGTATCCAAACATCAACATCATCCCTACGGGGAGAAGGAAAACATCATGAAAGAATATATCGACCGTCAGGTTGAGATTCGCAATCGTGCATGGAACGAAGCCAAGTCAATCTTGGACAAGGCCACCGCAGAGAAGCGTGACCTCTCAGCAGAAGAAACCCAAACCTACGAGCGCATCTCGAAGGAATTGGACGAACGTGCGCAGACCATCGCAAAACTTCGTGAAGACGAAGCCCGTGAACTTCGCATGGATGCAGCCACCCGTGAAATCGCTGACCAGGTTCGTCCTGTTGCAGGCGTACAAGTAAGCGACGATGCAGTTAACCTGCGTTCGTTGTTCACAGGTGAGAAGCGCAGCCACTCATTCGAGCGTCGTGACATCATCAAGTCCAGCACAGGCGCACCAGTACCTACGTCGTTCTACGACCAGGTAATCATGAAGGCTCGCTTGATCGCTCCGGTACTTCAGACCTCAACGGTTCTGAACACCGCAGGTGGCGAAAACCTCCAAATCCCATCGCTGTCCAGCTACTCAGTTGGAACGGTAACTGGCGAAGGTTCAGCAATCGGCGAATCCGATCCAGTATTCAACTCGTTCATCACCTTGAGCGCATACAAGTACAGCTTCCTCGTACAGGTCTCACAAGAACTGCTCGAAGACGCTGGCGTTGACATGCTTTCATTCTTGGGTGACCAGGTTGGAAACGCACTCGGTTACGCTGTTGGATCAGCATTGACTGTTGGTTCGGGAACTGATGCACCTAACGGCATCGTGACCGCATCGGCTGTTGGTGGCACCGCAGGTACCGCAACTGCTTTCACCGCAGACAACCTCATCGACCTCCTCTACTCCTTGGACGGTGCAGCTCGCAACCTTCCAGGCGTTGGCTGGATGATGAACGGCAAGTCAATCGGTGCAGTACGCAAGTTGAAGGACACCGCAGGAAACTATGTGTTCCAGCCAGCCCTTTCAATGGACAGCCCAGACATGCTGCTTGGTAAGCCAATCTACGAAAACCCATCAATGGTTGACGTAGCAACAACCACCAAGTCTGTCATCGTTGGACATCTGCCTTCGTACTATGTACGAACCGTTGGTGGCCTTCGTTTGGATCGCAGCGATGACTACGCATTCAATGCTGGTCTCGTCACGTTCCGTGCGACATTCCGTGTCGATGGCGATTTGCCACAGACATCACACATCAAGCACCTCCTCCAACCATAATTGGTTTGAGGTAGTGCAACCGATAGCAATATCGGTGTAAGTTTGAGGGTAGGCCAAACACGCAGGGTGGCCTACCCTCATTCTGTTTTATACCCTGCGACCTGCGAAGGAGAGAACGGTGGGAAAGAATGCTCGTAATCGTCAAGAACACTCCGGTCGAATTACCAGACCTCGAAGCGGAGATATTGCTCCGAAGGGGAATAGCGCACTTGCCAGAGCAAGCAGACCTTCCACTTCCGAATCGTTACGAATCCTCTGGTACTCAAACGCCCCGTTCGCCCCAACAGGATACGGAACCCAAACAGCGCAAGTCGTCCAAAGGCTCACCAAAAACCACGAAGTAGCAATCCATGCGATGTATGGCATTGAGGGCATGGCTTCTATTTGGAATGGCATAAAGCTTTACCCAAGAGGGATGTCACCATATTCGGATGATGTGCTTGTTGCGCATTGGATGGATTGGGCTAATGGCAATCGTGATATTCCTGCGATGTTGATGACGTTGTTTGATGTGTGGGTGTTGAAGTCACCATCGTTAGATCAAGTTCCGAATATCGCTTCGTGGGTTCCTATCGATCATGCGCCTTGCCCGCCTGCTGTGATTGATTGGTGTAAGCGTCCGAATGTGAAACCGATTGCGATGTCTAAGTTTGGTTTGGAGATGTTGCAGAATGCGGGTGTGGATGCGATGTATGCACCTCATGCGTTTGAGGATGTGTTCGTTCCCACACAGAAGTTGAGTAATGGTCGTGGTGAGTTCACCGGCAGACAGCTCATGGAAGTTGATGAGGACAGGTTTGTTGTGATGATGAACGCTGCGAACAAAGGTCAGAACCCTTCACGCAAATCCTTTGGTGAAAACATTCTGGCGTTCGCAATCTTCGCTCAAGACCGTCCTGATGCTTTGCTGTATTTGCACACGGAGCGTGATGGTGCGATGGGTGGTATCAATCTTGTTCATCTGCTGGAGGCGTGTGGTGTGAAGCCTGAGCAATACAAGATTGTTGACCCGTATGCGTATCGGACTGGTTTCCCTCAGCAAGCGTTGGCTGCGCTGTACACCGCTTCGGATGTGCTGTTGGCCTGCTCGATGGGTGAAGGTTTCGGTATTCCTGTTATCGAAGCTCAGGCTTGCGGTACACGGGTCATCGTTTCCGACTACACCGCCCAGCCTGAGTTGGTTGGCGTTGGGTCAGCTGTAGCGATCCAGCCGTTCTGGGATGCGCATCAGAAGTCTTGGTTCTGCACCCCACAGGTACCGTCCATCGTGGAGGCTTTGATTGATGCCTACGAAGCCCCACGTGGTGTCTCAGAGGAGGCTGTGGCGTTTGCTAGCC